GAGACACCATCTCGTTCTCCTCGTATGGGAGACCGTAGTATTTGTTAGTCTCAAACTCAAACGTATATCCGTACCGCTGGCAAAATACTTGTAGTTTATCAATTAAACCACAGTAAATTTCTTTTTTGTCAATGTTAAACAGGCGAATCTTTCCATCCCAATACCTGCTACGGTATTGAGGCATGAACTTTGCGTTGGGGACATCAAACGTAAACTGATCCTGTAGTTCATGCTGAATGTGTGGATCACACTCAACCGTTAGATAAACCTCATTCTTTTTTCTAATAACCAGATCAGCCATAACCAGCACTAAACCTACGCCATTCAATGGCGTTTTTGATTTGGTATGTTCTATTGGTAATCTGCTTTAGCACCTCTTCAAGATACTTGAGCATGATGTCGTAATACTCAATTTTCAGTTTACTTTTCTGCATCCGCTCATCAGCGTCAAGATACAGTTGTAACTCTGCTTTGTCTCTTACTTTGTAAGGAAACGGTTCTTCAATGTAAACTTGTGAATCCGCCTTCCCCTGATAATACTTACGACGTTCCAGTAGAATACCCGAATACACTGTCTCTGCTTGCTTTCTAAGTGACAGTGTAGTATTATATAGGTCGTAATATTTGGCGTGTAATTGGGGAACCTTTAGCGACTCTGTGTCCAGTTCATCTGGATTGATAACAGAATCGGTTGCCCACATTCCTTGGATAACATCCAAAGAAAAACTAGACTTCCTTTCCATCAATGTCAATCAAATCAAACATAGTGTATTTGAATACTGCGGTGGCAGTAAAATATTCCTGATCTTGAATTGTAGCGTTGAACGGAATACCTTCCAACCCCACAGGGAATAGATCTCTAAACAATACCTTTCCCGATACCTGTAGATTGCTGTTTAAAATCAACAGTGTACCATCACTACGATTATCAAGTGTAAATTGACCTAGGTCTTCAGGGTATCCAAGTTCTCTCATCCATGCATAAATTTGTTGGTAGTTTTCCATGTTCTCATCGACCATGAAATCTACTCTTAGATCCTCGTATTGGATCTTGTCCCCCGGAACAGGAATATCCCTAAGGTAGTTTGTCTGTCTAGCACTTCCCATAGAAATACCAGGCAGATTTGCCTTATTACAAAGGAAGTCTACCTTACGGCATCTATTCAGAACCAGTTGAAATCCACCAATAGAAAGAAAATTTCTACTGGATACTTGATTCAACTTGCACGGATTGTTAGACATCAACTTCCCAAGCTGACACTATTTAGTAACGGTACTCTTGGATAATATTTAAGACTCTATTGAGCATGGCATGGGCACCATCATGAAAATCTTTGCCCCTATCTTGGTAAGATCCATTATACAATTCGTTCTTTAATTTAAGAACGCGATTGTCCATCTCTTCCTTACTCATTTGATTCTTGGGCATATGGTCACATCGTATATACTATATTAACACGCACCCATTAAAAAAACCCCCACTTGTGTGGAGGTGCTGACTAACTGTGTTTTAGGTTACATGAGTACCTCTTTACAGATTCTTCTACACGACGCTTGACTTGTAGTTTCACATTCAATCAAACACTCATAATAATCGTTCAGTAGGTTTTTGTGTTCGAGGAGTTCCTCCAAATTTTCTACCGGTTTTTCGAGACGACCCCATTCGGACAATTGATTGCTCGATAGAAGGTTATGCATAATACTGCATCCCAGAGGTCACTGTATATAGTCTACTTTGTCAAAGTTTACTAACATTTCTTACTTTAGTAAACTTATATACTACAACATTAATTTTTACAACTACACAGTGGTAGTTTTGGGTGGCACGTAGTCACCACTAGGCATTGGCATGTTATATTTTTTCTTTCCATTACCATAATCAATCTTTAACTTGCGATCAACAGGCAGTTTTATAATTGGAGTATGAGATTTTCTCTCTGGTTGAGAGTATGCTTCTTTAAATTCTTTAAAACTTTTCATCGTTTTGAGATAAAAAAAGGGAGTCCGAAGACTCCCTGTAAGGTATGTGAACCGAGATCACATGAGGTTTTGGACCTTGACGCGACGATAGTAGCGGTTGGAACCAGCGGTGATGCGTCCAAGACCTTGAGTAGTGCCTTCGGCGTAGGGGTTTGAAACCATGCCGTAGCGGGTCTTGAAGCCAATTTTCGGCTGGAAGGTGTCCTGACCGACGGCACGAACCATCTGGAGGGGGACATAAGGGCAGTAGAACAGACCTGCGTCGTAAGGGGAAGAACCCTTATAACCCATGACGTAATACTGATCGGCGCTCAGGTTAGCAGCGAAAGGATCGATGTAGACCTTGAAGCGACCGTTAAGGGTACCAGCGAAGGTGTTGCCAGTGTCGTCAACGGTTAGGTTGGCGTTCAGGGCAGGGGTGTAATCCAGTTGTCCAGCAGCGGCTAGAGCAGAAGCAACGTCAGCAGAACACAGGATGATGTTGCCCTTCCCGCGACGAGTTCTCTGGGCGATAGCGTTCGCATCTCTTTCGAGTTGGAACATCATACCCTTGAACTTCTCAACCATCCAACGTCCGTTGGAGTCAACGTCGAGGTCGAACACGCCACCGGTGGCAGTGTTGGTTTGTGCACCAGGCTCAGCAGCCTTATAGATGGTACGGATGATCTCGCGGTTGATCTCAGCAAGAATCTCAGTGCTGAGGATGTTAGCGAGTTCAGCTTCGGCATCCAGACCGTGGATTGCCTTAAGGTCCTGAGCAAGCTCAAGTGAGTACTCAGCTTTCAGTGCTCTGGAGCGAGCAGCAACAGTGACCTTCTCGATGCTGAACGACATCTCGCGGAAGTCGTTACTTGAAGAATCACCTAGACTCTCAAGTGCTTGAGCATCAAAGCCTTGACCAACGTTATAAGCGTTAGCAGCACCACCGTTAAGAACGGAAGGATTGCTACCACTTTGTGCGGTAGTACCGAAACCAACGTCAGTGCCACCATCAGTAGCGCCAAGGACGTAATCGCCTTGGGACAGGGAAGCGTCACTGTCCTGAGCAGAGAACGCCGAGTTGGGCTCGTTGAACAGTGCTTCGGTGCCGTTCTGGTTGTCGAAGCGTGAACGCATCGCGAAGATCAGTCCGGTAGGACCGTTCATCGGTTGAACGCCAGCAAGGTCATAAGCGACCAGGTTGGGCATTGCGCGACGGATCAGGCTGATCAGAACGGGGTCAAAACCAGCAACAGGACCAGCAGCGGCAGCATCGCCACCAAAGGCAGGAGCGGAAGCAGTACCGCCACCATTACCTAGTGAGGTGGTAGGGGGTGCTTCGGCGAGGAACGCACGGTCCTCTCTTAGAAATCTTTCTTGGTTTTCGAGAAGTTGGGCGGTAACAGCTCTACGGTGATTGTCCTTGATATTATCAAGACCTTCAGCTTCCAGTAGAGGTGCCCACTTCTTCTGCAGTTGAGAAGAATTGAACATTTTGGGAAGTATTCCTTGGGGGGAAAGTTTTAGTTAATTTAGTTGAACTGGGTTAGAGCACGGAGGTATGCATCCATTGCTGGAGAATGCTCTTCGCCAACAGGGGCATCTTCAGAGATAACCTCTTGCGAATCCGTTACGGGTTTCTGAGCAAAATATGCTTCGCGAAGTGTAACGAGTTTTTCGCGATACTGTTCCTCACTTTCAAACTCAACACCTTCGGAAAGACTCGCTAGCTTTTCCTTTTGGGAAAGTGCCAGACCTTCAGATACGTCATCTAGGATGTTGTCAGAAACAGATTCAGACAGACGCTTAGTTAGAGCAACATTACTGTCAATCTGTTCGTTGAGCTTGGTTTCCATCTCATCAAGTTTAGAGACCATTGCCTCTAGTACATCGTATTTCTCTTCAGGTAGTTGTACATAATGTTCTTCAAAAAGTCCCTTGAGACCAGTCATAAAGGACTCCGATAGTTCACCACGGAGACCGCTTTGAACTTGGAGTTCGTTTTCGTTGATCCATTCTTGAGCAACGTACTCAAGATAACCATCAACGCGCTCAGTGAGTTCAGTCTTAATTGCTTCTACTTGTTCTACAAGTGTCTGCTCATACTGAGCTTCGATTGCTTCTTGAGCTTCAGCAATACGAGTTCTTACGACTGCTTCAAAAACAGTCTTTGCTTTTTCTTGGAACTCATCAGAAAGGTCTTCACCTTCCAGGAGAGCAGCAACGTCCTCCTCCAGATTGAGTTCTTCTGCTTCTACTTCTTCGTTAGCACCACGACCATAACCTGAGCTCTTTAGAGCACCGGGTCCAGGCATCGTGTGAGCAGCATCCGCATTTTTAAAATGAGGATCGCCCTTTTGTGCTAGGGTAGCAGAAGGGGTCTTGAGTTTGTTAGACCCGTCGTCTGGTCTGGAGTTGGTTGGAGTAGGACCGCCGAGGTCTTCGATGGATCCTGCGTCAGGAACATAATTAGGTGCCTTAGGCATGGGATCGGCAGCCTTAGCACCCTTCGTTACCTGATTCTCCATCTCATGTAGTTCGTTATTAACGCTCATTTGAAGTTTCCGAGAGTACCTAGAATTGCTAGTATTATTTAGGGTTTAGAGATTTGACAAGAAATCTGCAAAAAGGCGCAATTTGTTCGCCTCGTAGATTTCCCTGTCAACCATAGTAATATTTAGAGATTCTTTAATCTCTTCGCATTTTTTCTCGCGCAAAACTGATCCTTCCCACACCCATTCTTTACCTTCCATGATGCCATTAACGAAAGCATCTGGGGCAGAGGGGTCTGCTACAATGTCAGCAGCAGTGGCAAGCATAAAGTCTTCGCCAACATAATTTACGCCATCGCGTTGAGTGATAGAACCCATACCGCGAGAGGAGACACCCAATTTAACGCCATCCGCTAGAAGAGATTCGGCGATCTTACCCATAGGGGTAGACAGGATTTGTGCCTTACCAATAAAGTTATTGCCTTCTTGACGCAATTCTACAATTTTGTGAGAAACACGATCAAGATTAATTTGTGGACCATCAGGATGACCTAGTTCACCTAGTGCCCTACCTGTGGATACAAAAGCATCGGTATAACGTTTTACTTCGTTAACCATTGTGCCAATGGGATAGCAACGCCTATTGCGATTGACTACCTCTGCTTGTAGAAATGGTCCTTGAATGTATAGAGTTTTCTTACCGTCTTTTTCTTCGGTAAGAATATCTACTGATTCGATTTCTTCGGAAATTAGTTTCATCCTAGTTGTACCTCCTGAA